ACGATATTTTACATTCAGTTCTGTAACTTTACCTGGAGGCGGTGCTACAGGATATACAACAGCAGATTTTACAACAGGCGCTTTTGAAGTTGTGACAGCCAGCACAAACAGTTTTACAATTACAATGGCATCAACAGAGTCTGGAACTGGAATGACAGCAGCTGGCTCTGCATCTGTTAATCCATATGTAGTAGTTGGACCAACTTTTCAAACTGCAGGTTATGGTTGGGGTACAGATACTTGGAGCACTGATGCTTGGGGTACAGAGAGAACAACTAGCGATGTGATTCTGGAACCAGGCCTCTGGAGTCTTGATAATTTTGGAGAAGTATTAATTGCAACTATTTCTGGTAATAAAACATTTACATGGAATGCGGGTGCATCAAGCGCAAGAACAATTAGAGCATCAACAACAACTACAAATTTTCAAACTACAAACAATCCAACATCGTCTAGACTTACGCAAGTTTCAGATAGAGATAGACACTTGTTTCATTTTGGAACGGAAACAACAATAGGAGATGTATCAACTGTTGATCCTTTATTTATAAGATTTTCAAACCAAGAAGATTTAAATACGTATACACCAACATCCGTAAACACCGCGGGTAGTTTTAGATTAGATAAAGGAAATAAAATTGTAGGTGCTGTATCTGGTAAAGATTATACTTTAGTTTTAACAGATAGCTCTGCATATGTAATTCAGTTTGTTGGTCCACCGTTTACTTTTTCTGTAAAACAAGTTGGTACAAACTGTGGATTGATCGGCCAAAATGCTTTAAGTTATTCTGATGGTATAGTGTTCTGGATGTCAGCTGAAGGTGGATTCTTTTTATTTGATGGTACAGTAAAATCGTTACCGTGTTTAGTTGAAGACTTTGTATTTAGTACTGATGGCGATAATTTAGGAATTAATTTGGACGCAAGTGGTATTGTCTATGCAAAACACAATACACTTTATAGTGAAGTAAATTGGTTCTATGCAAAGTTCGGATCAGATCAAATAGATAGAGTTGTTACTTATAATTATGCAGAACAAGTTTGGACTACAGGATCACTAGCTAGAACAAGTTATGCTGATACAGGTGTTTTCAATGCGCCTTATGCAACTGAGTACAATAAAACATCTACACCTGTGTTTCCTAAAATCCAAGGTATTACAAATAAAGTCGGAGCATCAATTTACTATGCTCATGAAGTTGGAACTGATCAAGTAAATTCATCTGGTACAACAGCAATTCCAGCATTTATACAATCTGGAGACTATGATATTACAGCAAGAAGGAGCGCATTGGGAGGTTCAACTGGTCTTGTAGATTATCGTGGAGATGGTGAGTTTTTTATGTCTGTTAAAAGATTCATACCTGATTTTGCTGTACAAACAGGTAATACTAAGATCACGTTATTAGTAAACGATTATCCAAACAACTCAGCATCTAGCTCACCGCTAGGTCCCTTTACAATTACATCATCTACTGATAAAGTAGATACCCGTGCAAGAGGAAGACTTGTAGCACTAAAAATAGAAAACGATGGCACAGGTGAAACTTGGAGATATGGAACTCTAAGACTTGATGCACAACCAGATGGTAGAAGATAGTGACTGTAGATAAAAAAATTAATTATGAAATACAAGGTGGTGTAAAAAACTATCTAGGTAAACAAAAAGAAGTTAAAGCTCCTATAAAATGGAAATCTAGTCCAGATCATCCTGAAACAGAATTAGCATATATTACAAAAGCAGAAAAAAATTTATTAATTAAAAAAGATTTACATGGTTCACTAAAAGGTGGTGTCAACAGAGGACCATCAGGTATTATGAGTTTAAATGGTTTTGGATCAGCAGATGAAAGTCAAAACGTAGGTGGAGGAGATATTAGTTCTGCTGAAACAGGTGGAGGAAAATCTGGTATGTCAGATGATGATGCTGATGATTTTAGGTCAGCTGCTATTGCTGCAGGTGCAGGTCAAAGAGTCAATCCAGGTTTTTTTGATAGTAGAAATGTTGTATCACCAGCAGAATTAGCAAGAGCTAAAGCATTTAATCCAGCTGCGTTTAGAGGTGGCCGTAGAGGTGGTATCATGGACTTCTTTACAGGTGGTGGATTATTGGGAAACATAATTAGAGGACTTGGACAAAAACTTGGTTTAGGTAAAAGATTCAATGAACCAACTTATGACATGCGTGGAAACACTACTTTAGATATTAGAGATAAATATGACAGAAGAATAGATGACGAAGATGAAGATGCAGATGCTTTAGCATCTAGATTAAACGAATTTGGTTTATCTCCAGACTTTACAACTTCTTTAATAAATGAATTTGGTCAATCTCCAAACTTTACAACTTCTTTAATAAATGAATTTGGAGTTAAAGATAGAGGTGTAGTGGATGCTAACTTGGGATTAGAATCAATTATGCCCAATAGAGTAGGACCAGAAAACACAGGTTTTATAGAAAGATTAGAAACACCTCAATCACGAGATAATTTTTTCTTAGATGCTTTGGCAGATGCTACTTATAATCAACAAAAAAATATATTAGAAAATGTTCTTAATACAGAAGATACTGGATTAGAGGAGTCTATAGAGCAAAAAGAAAAAAGAGAAGATAGACAACAAGAGTTGTTAAATGAAATATTAACGGGATAATGGCCAAAGTAACAGTATACATACCTGAACCAAAAGAAGAATACGATGTTGAAAACCAAAGACAAATTCTTCGTGCAGTTGATACAATTAAAAACGAACTAAATTTTTCTTTTCAACAAGAATTAAAAAACGAACAAGAAGCTTTTAATTATTTTTTATCATGACAATAAGATATAAAAACCAGGGTTTTAAACAATCAGGTACAGGAAAGACTACAGTGTTTACATGTCCTAGTGATGGAACAGCTATAGTCAAAAGTATTTATTGTGCAAACAACGATGGATCATCAGGTGTTTTAGTAAATATGAATTTTGTTGACTCATCTGATTCAAACACAGAATATGAATTTTTTAGAGATGACGTAGCAGCTAAGACTCAAGTAAATGCCACACCTCAAGGCTTGAATTTAGAAGCAGGAGATGCTATAACTGTGCAAGCAGCTACAGGCAGTAATACAATACAAGGCCTGATAAGTTATGCTCTAATAGATAGATCGCAAGAGAATGGATAAAGATATACCGAAAATAGATTGCACCACAGTTACTACTTGGCGTAATAAAAAAACTGGTGAGGTGTTTAAAGAAAAGAAAGAAGGACCTGATATTGTACAAGACGTAACAGTTACAGTATCACCGAAAGGCTTAGATATGTTACAGAAAGTTATGAAAAATGATAATAAGAAATCAAACACCTAAAGGTGGCACAGAATTACAATTTGAGTTTTTACGTAAACACGTAGATCCTAAAGTATTAGATCAGGCACAGATATGTACATCAATACCTGAGAAGATTCCACTACACTCAACTAAAGTAAATATACTTTGGCAAAAAAATTCTTACGATCAACCAAATCTGGCACCATGGTTTCAAGATCAATCTAACCACAATAAATACGATTGGTATGTATTCAACAGTCATTGGACATATGAAAAATATAGAACGTATTTTAAATTACCAACTGAAAAATGTGTTGTTATAAAAAACGGTATAGAAAAAATAGAACCTATACAAACTACATATAAAAAGGGACAACCTATAAAAATTATACATCAAAACACACCTTGGAGAGGATTAAATGTTTTATTAGGTGCAATGCAATTAATAAAGAATCCATTAATTACATTAGATGTATATTCTTCTACAGAAGTATATGGAAAAGATTTTTACGAACAGAATGATAAATACTATCAGACACTTTACGAACAAGCAGACTTACTACCAAATGTAAATTACATAGGCTACAAACCAAATGAATATATTAGAGAGCATTTAAAAGATTATAGAATGTATGCATATCCAAGCACGTTTGAAGAAACATCTTGTATATCTTTACTAGAATGTATGGCGGCTGGATTATATTGTATAACAACAGATCTTGGTGCATTGTTTGAAACAGGTGCTGAGTTTCCTATTTATATTCCATATACAGATAACTATAAGCTACTAGCTACTAAGTTTGCTGCTGCTATAGAAGCAGCTGCAGAATCTTTAGAAAGTGAAGCAGTAAATGATCACTTAAAATTTCAAATAAAATACACAAACAGATATTACAACTGGAACAAACAAGGTGTCGCCTGGACACGATTCTTACAAGGAGCAATCAATGCAAAACAATGAACCAATATGGTTTAATAAGAAAGAACCAAACAAAGACACCTATCAAATTATTGAAAAAAATAATGTCACTGAAATAAATATAGGTACAGAACCTAAATATAAAATTATGGTATGCACACCATGTCATTCTGATGTATCAATGCATTACACACAAGCAGTATTAAAGTTTCAACAGGAGTGTTTAAGAAATAATATACTAGTTAGTTTTACATTATTAAAATCTTCTTTGGTTACACAAGGTAGAAATTTATGTGTATCTGAATTTTTAAATCACGAACATGATTATCAATATTTATTATTTATAGATTCTGATATTGATTTTCAATATTCCACTATCATTAAAATGATTGAAAAAGACAAAGATATAATATCATGTCCTTATCCAATGAAAACTATTGATGATAACAAGATATGGCAAGCGATAACAGAAAAATACGAAATGATTAGAAATAAACGCGATGTTGTTAAATCTGGATATATGTATCCAATAAAGGTACCTGATAAAAATAAAATAGCTATGCAAAA